ATGGCTGAGAGCGATTGTACCGCCGCAGGTCTCCTGCGGATTCTCGAAATGCAGCGCGCCGGGTTTCAGCGTGCGCTGCTCTCCACTAATACCCAGCGCGGCTATCGCTACGACTGGGGGATGTTTCAGAAATGGTGCGGACGCATGGAGCGGTCCGCGCTGCCGGCCACGAGTGAGACTGTCTCTCTCTATGCCACCGATCAGATCACTTCGGGTAAGAAGGTCTCGACGGCCGCGCGGCGCGTCGCCGTGGTTGCGCGGATGCACAGGGTGGACAACCTTCCCTCGCCGGTGACTTCCGACGTGCGTGAGTTGTTGCGCGGAGCGCGCCGGCTGCGCATGGAGCAACCGCGCCAGGTCCGGGCACTCAGTCTCGACGAGCTGCGCGCGATCTCGGCCGAGCTGGGGCGCGAGGGAACGATCCGCGCGTTGCGCGATCGCGCCATCCTGGTGACCGGGTTCTCCTCCGCACTGCGGAGCGCCAACCTGGTGGCGTTGCTGCTGGCCGACATCGAGTTTCCACGGGAAGGCGTAGAGTTGCGAATCACTCACGAGAAACAGGACCAGGAAGGGCACGGGCGCTCGATCGGAGTGCCGCGCGGGAAGCATCGGGAAACCTGCCCAGTGCGCTGTCTGCGCGCGTGGCTCGATCTCCGGGGATCCGAAGCCGGGCCGCTGTTCACGCGCCTGGATGGACACGCCGGCGCGATCGGGATCGCGCTGCAGCCGGAGCGCATCTGCCAGATCGTGCAGGATGCGGTAGCGCGCATCGGACTCGACCGGTCGCTCTATGGGGGTCACTCGCTGAGGGCGGGGTTCATCACGGAGGCGGGCGAGCACGGCGTGGGGGAGCTGCTGATCGCCTCGCAGACCGGACACCGCGACATGAGCACCTTGCGGCGGTACTTCCGGCGCCGGGATCTCTGGCGGTCTAACGCCTGCGCCGCGCTGGGGCTGTAGGTTCACGCGGCCGGCTTCGCTTTCTTCCAGCGGGCGAGCGACGCCTTGCGGGCTACTGCAGAGCGCTGGGCCGCCGACATCTTGGCGTATTTGGCCAGGACTGCTGTGCGGCAGGCCTCGCTGCGCTCCTGTGGCGAGAGACTCTTCGCGCGGCCGATTCCTCCGAGCCTAGCGATTTTGCGGCACTGCGCGACGCGGTCAAACGGCACGTATGAAATGGTAATTCTATCGCGGGGGCGCTGTCAAGGGGAAATTTTGGGGAGTTATATACATAAGTACACCGGGCTAAGCCCCGGCGCGAAATCGGCACAAGATCCCATGGAAAAGCACGTCAGGATGCTTGTCACACGTACAAAGCGCCTTCTCTGCCAACCCGCCAATGCGCAACGCGGAGTCTCGCGCCACCGTGGATAGCGCTGGATCGCTCGTAAGCGCAACAGAATAAGCATGTGTTTTGTGGAGAGCTGCCTCCAGATCGGCAATCCTGGCATATAGCCCCGCTGCGGGATACGGTTCACTCGCGGGATTCGTTCTTTCCATTGCTGTTTTCTCCGGTGTACTCAATTCCCAAATTTTGGCGAAGGTCAAGCTACGCGTTCGAGGAGTGGCTCGGCCTGGTCCAGACAGACGGCGTCGCCGTGGAGGGCGGACGGGTGACTGAGGGCCCAGCGGCATAGGCCGACGCGGTTCCCCGCGTGGAGCGAGAGGAGGAGAGCGGAAACGCGGGTTTTGACGTTGCTGATGCTGACCGAGAGTTGGAAAGCAATGGCCTTATTCGGCAGGCCAGCGGCAACGAGATCTAAGATCTGGCCCTCGCGCGGAGATAGGATAATCAGCGCGTCCGAGCCCATCCGTATGCGGCGCATTTGCGGTGTATTCGACCCCCACACAAGGGCGTTGGCCGAAAGGCTCCTACAACCATCGTACTTTAATCCGGTTAGTTTTGTATGAAAGTGAACATTATTATTTAAGATGATGAGCACATCGAGAGCAAAGACCGCGGCGCGGGCGCCGATTCCGATCGACGCGCCGGCGCGGGCAGCGGCCGCGAGAGTGGAGTTGAAGCCGGCAAAGGACCTGAGCCTGGCCGAGTTGGCGGACGAATACAGCGAGACGCGCGGGCGGATGCAGCGGTGGAAACCCGCCATCAATCCGGACGCGCAGCGCTTCGCGGAGCTTGCCGCGGAGATGCTGACGCGCTGTGCGGCGGCGCCGGCCGCGAAGAGTTGCGTGGTGGAAGGCGCAACCTGGCTGGTTCCCGTGACGGCATGCCAACGCAGCCGGGTGGTGAAGAACGTGGAGGGGCTGGTGCGGAAGCTCGGACTCAAGCGGATCGCGGAGCTATGGACGCCGGGGCTGGGACTGATCGAGAAAGAGATCCCGCAGGACCAGCACGGTAAGTACATCAGCGAGAGTCAGAGCGGCCGGAGGGTGATCCTCGAGCCGGTCCCGAGGCAGTTGCGCGCGGCATGACCGGAAGACAGGGGCCGGGGGCCAGGGGCCGGAAGACAGGGGACGAAAACATGACGATGGCGCCGGTAGAGCAATCGAGCAACGTGGCGGCGGTGGGATACGACGCCGAGTCACAGGTTCTGCGCGTGCGGTTCCATAGCGGCGCGGAGTACGAATACGACGGTGTGCCGGCGGAGCACCATCAGGCCCTGCTGGCGTCGCCTTCGAAGGGCAAACATCTGGCTCGCAACATTCGCGGGCAGTACGCCACCAGGAAGCTGTAGCTCGCCATGACGGCAGCGGCGCGGATCGAGGCGCAACTCGCGATCGGCGTGGCGCGGTGGGAGACGAATCCCGACGCGCGGCGCGTGGTGGACTCGGCGACGCGGCTGTTCTGTTTGGCTGAGGAACTGACGCACATCCGGCGCATGAGCCGGGCGGCGATCGCGGCCGAGATGCGCGCGATCGCGAAGGCGTTGGTGGAATAGATGCCGGGGAAGGGAACCAAGGCGAGCAAGGCGGCGCGGCGGTCGATTGTGGCAAGAGGCAAGGTGGCAGGCGCGCCGACGCGTAAGATCGCCCAGGCGGCCCGGTGCAGCGAGCGGCACGTGGAGCGCCTGGCGGCCGAGCCGGAGACGGCGCTTGAGATCCGCGAGCTGCTCAAGCCGCATACCGACCGGCTCAAAAAGTCGCTGGTAAAGGCGCTGGACGCCATCGACCGGGGACTCACGGCGAAGAAGAAAACGCCGCACGACCACGAAGTGCAACTGCGCGCGGCCGGCCGGCTGGGCGAATTTCTCACGTTGACCAAGGGAGAGGACCATGGCGGGGAGGGCGGCAGGAAATTCCAGGGGACGTTCGAAGAGTTGCTTGTGCTGTATCGACAAGTCACAGCGGACGCAGGCGGCGGCGAAAACGGGGGCCGGTGCGAAACAGGACCTGGAGCGCCGCAACCGGCTGGCCGTCGAGCATCTGGAGTGGGCGCTGGCGGTGGCGGCAAGAGTGCTGCGGGCGCTGCCAACGTGGTTCGAAAAAGGGGACCTGAGCGGACCGGCGGCGATCGGGCTGCTCAAGGCGGCGGCAAGGTATCGGGGCGATCCGGAGGACGGAAGGGCGTTCCGGGCGTTCGCGTGGGCGGGGGTGCGCGGGGCGTGCATCGACGCGATCCGGCGAAGAAACTACCATCCGCTGGCAACGCCGCTCGTAAACGATGACGGGCTGGTGGCGGAGGCGGCGTCACACGACCCATCCCCGCTGGTTCTGGTGGAGCGAGCGGAGGAGCGCAAAATATGGGACGACGTAGCGCGGCTGCCGGCGCGCCAGGCCGAGGTGATCCGCCTGGTGTACGGCGGGGACATGCGGCAGTCGGAAGCGGCGCGGGCGCTCGGCGTGGGCGAAAGCTGGGTGTCACAGATCCACAAGGCGGCGATCGCCAATCTGCGGGGGCTTCTCAAGGCGGCCTGACGCCGAACGATCTGACGCCGGCCGAGATGCGCGCGATGATCCGCGGGTTCACGAACCACGCGGAGTTCTGCGCGCGGCTTGAGATCCGCAATAAAGAAGGCATCGCGGTCCCGTACCGGCATTCGCCGGCGGGGATGAAACTGAACGCGGCCATCCGCAAGCAAGAGCAGGCGGGCGTTCCGGTGCGCGTGTGCTGCCTGAAGGCGAGCCAGGTCTGGATGTCGTCGAGCGCGGCGACGGAGATCTTCCGGCGCGTGCCGTTCTTTCCCGGCCGGCGGGCGCTGGTGCTGGCCGATATCTACGCGCACGCGGACCTGGTGTTCGAGTACTACCAGCAATACATCAAGTCGTACAGCCAGCATCCGTACGGGGAGGAGTGGAACGCGGCGATCGTGCTGCCGGACCTGGTGAAGGACACGGACCGGTGGCTGCGGTGGGCGAACGAATCGAGCATTCTGGTGGGCACGGCGAACAACGAGGACATTGTGCGCTCGGCGCCGTTCAACTGGCTGCACTTCAGTGAGGCGGCCTTCTACCGTTCGCTGGCCACGTTGATGACTGGGGCCATGCAGCGCGTGCCGAACTCGCCGGACTCGGGCGTGATTGTGGAGAGCACGGCGAACGGGATGGGCGGCGATTTCTACGAGCTGTGCCAGTTGGCGCAGTCGGGGCGGTCCGGCTGGGCGTTCGTGTTCTTCGGATATTGGGAGCATCCGGAGAATGCGATCGACGCGACGCGCCTGGGGTACGCGTCGGCCGCGGCGTTTCAGAAGAGCCTTACGCGCGCGGAGTGGGAAGAGCAGCAGCGGTATAACCTGACGCTGCGGCAGCTCGCGTGGCGGCGGTTCCTGATCGAGACTTCGTGCGAGGGGAAGGCGGAGCGGTTCCAGCAGGAGCATCCGGGCAATCCGCAGGAAGCGTTTCTGACGTCGGGGCGGACGATCTTCGACATGGCGGCCGTGGCGCGGATGCCGGCGATCGCGGAAGCGCCGCGCGGGAAGCTGGAGGTGATCGACGCCGGCGTGGAGAAGCGGGTCCAGTTCCTGCCGGCGGGAGACGGGCGGGGCGACCTGGTGGTGTACCGGATGCCGCGCCCGGGTGGGCACTACATCATCGGGGCTGACCATGCGGAGGGAATCGACCCGACCGCGAAAAAGGGATCGAGCGACCCGGACTGGTGTTCGGCGACGGTGTTGGACGCGGATGACGGCGAGGGGTGCGCCAAGCTCAAGGTGCGCCTGGAGCCGATGCCGTGGGCACAGCAACTCTACTGGCTGGGCAGACTCTACCAGTGGGCGTTCCTCGTGCCGGAGCAGAAAGCGGTGGGCAAGGCGGTGATCGGGCAATTGCTGACCTTGCAGTACCCGCTCGAACTGATCTATTCGAAGCAGCGGGATCCGAGCGACCGGCGGCAGCCGCTGCTGCAGGAGCTGGGCTACGACACGAACACGGTGTTCCGGCCGGTGCTGATTTCGAACCTGGACCGGGCGCTGCGCGAGGGCGCGATCCACCTGCACGATCCGGAGACCATCCAGCAGTTGCGGGAGTTTGTGCGCAAGGCGAATGGGCGCGAGGAAGGGCAGAAGCACGACGACGATGTGTTCAGCGCCGCCCTGGCGGTAGAAGGGTTGCCGTACGCGCGGCGGGCGTTCTTGTATCGGGACGCGGTGCAACAGCAGGGACAGGAGCAATGGAAGGCGCAGCGGTACGGAGGGAAACAGGATGAGGACTGAGACGGGGGCCAGGCCGCGGAAGACACGGCCAATGTCGAACGTTGAGCGGCGCATGCTTGCGGACCAGAGGGCGACCCGGCTGGCGCGCCGGAGGGCGGACGTGGCCGCTCGAAACGCGCTGCTCTGCACCATGCCGCTCTCTGCCTGTCAGACACACACGGAGCATGTGGCTCACTGGCGGGCCAGGATACAGCGGCTTGATGCTCCGGTGAGCGCGTACGCCCGGCTGGCGGAGTTCGCAAAGGGGATCTATCTGGAGGAGTTGCGCTGGGCTTGCGCGATCGCGCGGCGCGGGCGGCGGGAAAGGATCGTATATGCCTGACCGCGATGGACCGCGTTCGAACCCGTACAAGCCGAATCCGGCGAAGTGCTGCGAGGCTTGCGTGTTTGGGCGGGGGGAACACGCGGACTGGTGCGCGACGAGAACTATGGCACGCCGGCAGCCGGGACTGGAGGAACTCGCGTATCGCCAGAGTGCGCTAGGTCTATTTGAGGCGCTGTTTGGTTTTGCAATCTTCGGGCCGGGACTCTAAGAAGGCAGGCCAGGAGGCCCGCCCCACTGAAGCCGAGCGCGGCCCGGGGCGATAGTACGGGCGAAGTGACCAATCGTTCCTCCCATCTGCGGGGGCGGGCCTGATGGCTCGCCCCCGGTCTTTTCAGATTGCGCTGCCGGACGGCGAGAAGTCCAAGCTGGTCGACCGCATTGAGCAGGACTTTCTGACTGACAAGGCAACGCACCTGCGCTGGGCCGAGCGCTGCCGCGGGTGGATGCAGAAGTGGGAAGCGCGGGTGGATCCACCTGGCGCCGGCAACGAAGACAAGCCCAACCACGTCGTTCCGCTGGTGCAGTGGCAGTGCTTCAACAAGCTGGCGCGGGATATGCAGGCGCTGCTGGGCGACGAGGCGGCGATCACGGCGCGGGCCACCGGGCCGGACGACGCGCGGAAGATCCACAAGGTCGGCTGCTATATGACCTCGCGGGTGTTCGACCAGATGGAGATCACCAATCCGCTGGCCGTGTTCGAGTTCCGGCGCATCCTGAATGGCCACGCGGCCGCGTACCGCCCCTGGTACCGGCGGGAGTTCGACACGATCCAGCACGGCCAGGTGAAGCGCGTATGTGATTACGAGGGCCCGGGGTTCTTCCCGCTCGAGCCGGACGATCTGATGGTTCCTCCGGAGCGGGGGGTTCTCAGCCTACAGGACTTTTCGCACGTCATCCGGCGGGTGCGCTACACCGTGGACGACTTACAGCGCGGGGACGGGACGCTGTTCCAGGGCACGTCCGATCCGGAGTTCGTGAGGCAACTGATTTCGTGGGCGAAATCGGGCGACATCGCGAACGATTACACGCTGGCGGGGATGGATCCGGTCCGGACGGAGCGCGAGAAGTCGGAGGGCGTGGACTACGACTACTACGTGCTGGGGCGGCGCGGGATCTGGGTTTGGGAGTGGTACGGCGCCTGGCGGCCGCTGAAGAAGTACAAGCGGAGCGCCGAGGTGGACGACTTGGAGAAGCGGCTGCCGTACGAGGCCGACTGGGTGGTTCGCTACATCCCCGGGCTGCGCAAGATCGTGGGCGTGCAGGATCTGCTCGAGCTGTACCCGAAGATGCGGAAGCGGCGGCCGTTCGTCGAATCGACGCTGATCAAGGACGGGACGTACAGGCCCAAAGGGTTCGGCGCGCTTCTGGAGGACCTGGAGAACGACGCCACGGCGAATTCGCGGTTGTTCACCGCGGCGGGCGAGCTGAGTGTCTGGCCGATCATTTTTTTCAAACCGGGCGGCGGATTCAACCAGAAGGCGTTCAAGGTGCAACCCGGGATGGCGTATCCGACCGAGGATCCCACTTCGGTCAACGTAGTGAAGATCACGCCGAACCTGGAATACGCCATGGCGAAGCAGCAGGACATCCTGGCCACGAGCGAGCGGGTGACCGGCATCACGGACCAATCGCTGGGCCGGGCGATCGACAGGCCGAACGCGCCTAAGACGGCCACGGGGCAGTTGGCGCTGATTGAAGAGGGCAACATCCGGGCGTACCTGGACTCGGCGATTCTGCGCGAGGATTTCGAGGCGATCATCACCGAGTTTTGGGAACTGGACTGCGACCTGGCGCCAAAGACCGAGCCGGGGATTTTCTTCCGGACGACGGGCGAGGCCGCGAACGGGCTGTTCGATATCAAGGCCGGCGGCGCGTATATGACCGCCAAGGAGTTCGGGGGCCGGTACGACTTCAAGCTAAAGTTCGCCACCAGCGTGTACGCGCGGCAGCAGAAGAAGGCCGAGATTCTGGGGTTCTACCAGTTGGTGAGCCAGAACCCGCTGATCGCGACGAACCCGAAAGCGCTCTGGTCGATCACGAACCGGGTGGCCACCGAGTTCGGCATCACGGATTTCGCGACGCTGGTTCCTCCGCCTCCGGACCTGGACGAACCGCAGACGCCGGATCGGGAATGGTCGCGGATGCTCGAAGGCGAGACAGACGTCCACGTGAACCCGCAAGACAACGACGATCTGCACCTGGTGAAGCACACGGGGCAGCTCGAAGACGCGCGGCGGGATCCGGACCGCGACGTAAAGGCGATCGCGCAGATGGTGAAGCACGTCCTCGATACCCAGCAGCAGAAACGGACGAAGATGCTGATGCAGGCGCTCACTTCCCACCTTGTAAACCAACTCAATCAGGGGCCGGGCGGGGTACCCGACGCTTCGGCGGGTCGGGGCCAGGGGCCGGGTGGATTGCCGCCGAACCTGGCGGCGATGTACGGCGGGGGCGGTAGCGCGCCGCCGGGCGGCGGAATGCAGTCAGGAGTGAACCAGCCGCCGGCGAACGGCGATATACCGCCAGGACCGCAACAGGCCGGGGCTACGATGGCTCCGCAGCCACACGACGGAATGCTCTAAATGGCCGACACGAAGTATACCGGCGACGATCTGGACGCGCTCTATGAGCTGCGGGCGTCGAGCGGGTACCGGCTGATTGAGGGGCGGCTGACCGGGGAGTTGGAGCGGCATCGGCGCGAGCTGGAGCGGCCGGCCGACGAGCGAACAACGGCCATGGCGCGCGGCGCGATCGCGGCGCTGCGAATGGTTCTGTCGCTGCCATCGATTCTGGAAGACGAAATCAAGTCCGAGGTTAAGGAGCAACAGCCATGAGCGCACAGCATCCGGGTTTCGCGGCGATGCAGAACAAGATCGCGGCGAAGGCAGGCGTGGGGAAGAAGGCGGCCGGCGCGATTCTGGCGAGCAAGACGCGCGAGGCCTCGCCGGCGGCGAAGAAAGCGAACCCGCGGCTCAGGCGCGTGAAGCCGGCGGCGAACCAGCCACGGAGCCAGGCGCACGGCATCATGCGCAACATGCTGAACGGTCCCAGCCAGGACGACTAAGTCTCAAGGAGCAAGCGACGTGCTACTGAACATCGACAGCAAGGGCAACATCACATGGAACGGGCAGGCATTTCCGCTGCCGCTGCCATCCGGGAAATACGCGAGTAAGCCGGTGGGAGTGACTGCGACTCAGATCCCGTACCAGTTCACCTTCGACACGGGCGCCGGGATCCAAGTTTATGCCGCGGGGAGCTACGTGCTGAATTTTGGCGAAGGCAAGCTGCGCGTGATGAGCGCGGCGGAGTTCGCGGCCGCTTTCGCGCAGGCCTGAGAGGGCGCGCATGGATAACGAGCAGCTCTACGCCGCGGCGGCGCCGAAGATGCGCGCGGGCGACATCGTGGTGTGCGAATGCGCGCCGGGGGATCTGGTGGGCACGATCATCCAACTGCGGACCCGCTCGCGGCTGACTCATGCGGCAGGGGTGTGCGACCCGGTGCAGGGCGGTCTGGACGTGGTGGAGACCGAATCGACGATAGGCGGCGGAGTGTCGGGCGCGCAACGGCATCCGCTTGGCTCAATGTTGCGCTTGGAGTACTCGAACGGCCGGGCCTGGCTGTTGACGCTGGCGCCATCGACGCGCGCGCGGATGGACCTGCAGAAGTTCTACGCGGCGGTGGGCGCTTGCGAAGGAACGGTGCGGTACGACGCGGGCGGCCTGGTGGATTACCTGCTGTCGTTGCGCGCGCCGGAAAACCGGAAGCGGATGTTCTGCTCGGCGTACCAGAGCTTCCTGATGGAAGCGGACGGGGTGCTCGATCCGCCGGGAGAGTCGTTTGACCCGAGAGAAGAGAGTCCGCAGGCGCTGGCCGATCTGCCTCTATTCGGCGAGTGCATTCAAATTTGGGGGTCGCCGATGGCGATCCGGTGGGGCAAGGCAGCAGACGCTTAAGCGTTTGCACGTTTGAAAGGAAACTATGGCGCCAACTACGACAAGTACAGCAAAACCTTCTCTGGCAACGCAGATTACGAATTTCCTGCTCGGCCTGGGCGTGGCCGCGGCGGAGATCGCAGTCAAGAATCCGGAACACGCCGGAACCGCCGGTGAGATTATCGGGGCCGCGGAGGTCCTGATTCCGGCTCTGTTAGCGATTCTGATGCCGGCTGCGCCGGTAGCGGCGACGTTGCCGGCCGTTGAGATCGCGGGCCCTCCTCTCGCCGTGGTGGCGTAGAAATGCCGACGGGGGCGGACATCGGTACGACCTTGGCCGGAGGCGCGGCGGGCTTCCTGCTGCTGCAGCAGGTGCAGTGGGACAGAATCCCGTACGGCGAGGCGGTGAAGGTGGGCGTGGCGCTGGCGCTGGTCCTGCTCGGCTGCCTGCTCTACGGGAAACGCAACGGTCCGCAGGCTCACGCATGACGAAGGGACTACAACGGCACTGGCGCGCCGGCGCGGTGGATCCAGGGGCGGACCGGCACGAGCGCGCGATGCATCGCGTACGGTGCCAGAAACGATACATCGGCGGCGAAGCGAAGGCGGAGCTGCGCGAGGATGCGGGGATTCGTCCCGAGAAGCGGGTTGGGATCGTCGGGCGCATTCTGGCGAAGCTGTTCGGAAAGGCTGCATGAACGTTCTGCGCAGGCTGCGAGTGTTGTGGAAGGGGCGGCGGTTCCGGTGCGGGTACAAATCGACGCACCGGTCAGAGCTCGCGGTGAAGGACTGACATGCTGGCGGCTGTGCTTCTGGGCTGGATCTTGGGCGTAGGGGCGGTGATAGCCGGCGTCGAGATCGCAACCAGGTTGAAGAGGCCCAACTGAAGCCGTTAAAGGAAGAAGGCAGGCCAGGAGGCCCGCCCCACTGCATCATCGCGGAGGTTTGTCCCTACTGCCGGAAGGGGCGAAGCCCGCGGGACATCATCCGGCTGCAGGCCTTCACGATTTGCCAGGACTGTTATCACCGGCATCTGGCGGCGCTCGATGGGCTGTCGACGGGGCGCTACCTGGGCGAGTGCTCCGAGTGCGGGAAGCCGGTCAATGAGATCAAGGCCATCCAGGGGGATGGCGATACCGGAGTCAGAATGGCGATCCACTACGAGAACGGAATCTACCGGCCTATGTGCCTGGCGTGCGATGGCGCGTACGTGCCCAAGAGAGCGGATCTGTACGGGAACACCGAATTCTGGAAAAAGAAGGGACTGTAAATGCCAGTAGAAGCGGAAGTCACCCGAGAGGGCGCTCAACCGTCCGCAGCGGGCGATAAGCCCCAGGGCGGAAACCCAAAGGCAGACGACAAGGTAACCCTGACCAGGGCGGAAGTCGACGCACTGCACAGGGAACGGGACGAAGCGCGGGAGTCGGAGAAGTTCTGGGCCCAGAGGGCGCGCGCCGGCGGCGGCGCCGACAGGGGCGAACACGCCGAGGAAGAGCAGGAACAGATCGAGACCGCCGACCTGGTCCCGGAAGTGACCGGGGATGCGGACATCGACGAGAAGATTTTTAGCGATCCAGACAAGTGGGCGGAGGCCATCTCGAAGGGGCCGGCGGCGATCCAAGCCTTCATCCGCAAGGCCGGGTACGTCACCGGGGCGGAAGTAGCGGACATCGCGGCCAAAGTGGCGCGGCGGTCGATCGACGTGGAGCGGCAGAAGATGGGGAGCGATGCGCAGATTGTGCGCGACTTCCCCGAGCTGCAGGACGCCAAGTCGGAACTGTTCACGGCCACGGCCGTGGAGCTGAAGAAGTTGGTGGCGATGGACCCACGGGCGAAGAACTCGCCAAGCACGCTGTACGCGGCCGCGTCGACCGCAAAGGCCAAGCTGGAGGCCAAGCGGCCGCCGGCGCGGCGCGCGGATCCGGACGACGACGGCGATCGCTACGACCGGGTGGACCGGCAGGATCGCGAGCCGGAGGAGGACAGGCGCAGGCGGGCGGATGCGCAGGACGGGACGCGCAGCCGCGGCCGCGATGCGGACGCCGATCTGGACATGCTGGGACCGGAGGCGCGCGACGTGATCAAGCAGATGGGGATCACGCAAGAACAATTCGCCGAGTCGGCCAGGGAAGTGCGCGGCCAGCGCGGCAGAGGGAGGCGTTAGGTGGCGTTCACAACCGAAGCGAGAGAGAGAGGCGCGGTGACCCAGCGCCAGAACCGCGAGGCGCGCCTGGCAGAGAAGACGGAGCGTCAGAACGCGGCCGGCATCCCGGATTCGAAGCCGTTCGGCGGCTCGGCCGAGGCGCTCGATAACCCGGTGCTCGACTGCCACGTGGCGGGGGTGCTGGTGCGCGATCTGCCGATCGAGGTACAGACCAAGATCCTATGGCAGCAGACCGACGAGGGCATCGGGGCCAGGAACGAAGGCAAGAGCGGGGCGCACGTCTCGGTGACCGTCGAGCCGTGGCAAAAGGCGCTCGATCAGCGGCGCGACGACGTGAAGCACCGCGACATGGACAGCTACGAGGCGCGGGATCCGCTGAAGGAAGTGGCGGACGCGCACGCGAAGCCGGGCATGCGGCCGAAGTTCCTCTCGGCGCGCAAGGTAAAGGAAAACGGCGGCACTGGCGATTACGAAGTGGTGAAGGACGACAAGGGAGACCCGGTGACCGTCCGCGGAATGGTGTTGGGACAGATGCCCGAGGAGCGCGCGAAAGCTCGCAATCGGCACTTCCAGCAGCGCGGCAATCGGATACTCCAGGAAATGACGGAACGGTTTAAGACCGAAGGCGGGAAGACCGCAGTCGTCGATCAGTAAGGAACGCGAAGCAGGCGCGTCCACTTTGGTCCCGTACAAACGGGCATCCGGGCGCGGCTCACCTCAGGCAGCCAGGTCTTCGCTCTCGATGAGGGGAAACGGCGGGAGACTGCCCCAATTTCTCATTTGGAGAGTGAAAGATGGCGAACGTTAACAACGCACATGGCTTCCGGCCGCTGATGCGGTCGATGACGGGCGGCCCGGGCGCGGGCGGCCTGGGGGCCCACAAACTCGCAGGCGACGGCACGGCGCTCTTTTTGAACGACGTGGTGAAGCTGGCGGCCAACGGCACGAAGAACACGAAGTGCATCACCGCCGGCACGGCGGGAGCGCCGGCAACCGGCGTCAATCTGGTCTATGGCGCGGCTTCGACCGCGACGGATCACCTGATTATCCCGGCCGACTCGCAGCTCTTCGAGTGCCAGATCGATACGATCGCGGCGGCGAACCTCGACATGAACGCGGCTTTGGTGGCGGGCGCGGGATCGAGCATCACGCACCTGTCCGGCCATTCGGCCAACGGCGTCGCGACAACCAACACGCTCGATATGAAAGTGATCGAGCTGTGGAACAGCCCGGACAATGCGTTCGGCGCCTACGCCCGGATCATCGTGAAGTTCAACAACTTCCAGCTTGCCAACCAGTTGGTGGGGGTCTAGCGGGCAGCGGCCTCTAGGAGACTTTTATGCAAATCAGAGGACAATTTTCCGATTTCTTCAACGAGACGATGCTGCCGGCGCTCAACGCCAAGATCTGGCAGACCTTCAAAGCGAAGCCGCGGCAGTTCGACAAGCTCATGCGGGTGGAAACCACCAACCGCTCGATCGAGCAGTACGTAGTGATGGCGGGCGTGGGGCTTCCGGTGCAGGTGCAGGAAACCGAAGACACGCCGACGGACACCTTCGTGCAGGGGCCTTACCAGAACTTCAAGCCGGTGAAATACGGCCTGGGGATCGCGGCCTCGCAGGAACTGGTGGAAGACGACAAGGTGGGCATCATCAGCCGTCGCGCTGTGGCCCTCTCCAACTCGGTCGGCCAGGCGCGCGAGATTCAAGCGGCCTCGGTCTATAACAACGGCTTCGACAGCACGGGCGCGTACTATGGCCCGGATGGAGTGGCGCTGTTCAGCTCGAGCCATCCGCTCATCAAGGCGGGCGGCGTGCAGAACAACCTGTTGAGCGTAGCGTCCGACCTGGACGTGGCATCGCTCGAAATGGCGCTCACGGACTGGGAACTGACCAAGACCCACGAAGGGTTTTTGCAGATGCTGCCCACGCCGCGGCTGCTGGTGGCTTCGAACAACCGGTGGAACGCGGCGGAGATCCTGAAGTCGCAGCAGAGGAGCGACACGGCCAACAATGCGACGAACGCGTTCAAGTTCACGGAGACGGGCGGCCAGATCGATTCGATCGTGTGGCCGTATCTGTCGGACCCGGACGCCTGGTTCCTGGTGGGACCTCCGGACGAAACCGAGATGATCTGGCTCGACCGGAAGGCGCCGTACACGAAGTCCGACTACGTGGAGAAGAACGAGACGGGCTACGTGTTCATGCGGTATCGCGCGACGTACGGGTTCTACGGCTGGCGCGCGGTTTACGGGACGCCGGGGGCGTAAGGCAGGGGCCGGGGGTCAGGGACTAGGGGCCGGGGATGAAGCCGGAACCCGCCGCTGGCTCCCCCTTGCATTGAAGGAGAGAAACCTATGCCGAATACAAACATGGCGACCTTCGGAACGCGGCTGTATTCCCGACTTACCGGACTGTGGATCAAGGCGACGCTGCACAAGGCGGATCCCACGGATTTCGGGACGCGCGACATGACGCGCCTGGTGGTCCAGCGAACACCCGGGCAGACGAGCGACCTGGCGCAGTTCCAGGATGAGAACGGGAATCTGCTGGCCGGGATAGACAATGGCGGCGCCCTGTACCTGGGCGGCACGCCGGCGGTGAAGGAATTTGAGGCGCTGGTGACCATCCCAGCCGCGAGCATCACCGGCGTTACGGCGGGGCTGCTGGGCAACGCCGCGGGCGTTCCGCTGGTGGCGGATCCGCCGGCCGGATCGCTGGTGCAACTGCTGTCGGCAGTGATGTCGTACACCTTTGCGACGGCGGCCTATACCGGCGGCGGGAACGTGACGATCAACAGCGACGGCGGGAGCGCTCTCACCGGACTGGTGAGCATGGCGAACTCGCTGGGAGCGGCGGCCAGCAACATCACGCAATTCGTGCCGCTGGCGGCGGCCGGGACTACGCTGCTTTCGGCGAAGGGGCTGAACCTGGTGGCGGCGTCGGCGCCGACCCAACCCGGGACGGCGGCCGGAACGATCAAAGTGTACGTCCAGTACCGGATCTACTCTTCGCTCTAGGAGGGCAATAAAGCCATGAGCGGACGAAGACTTTTACTGGCAAGCGCGGCGAGGACGGTGACGACGTCCTCGCCGGCGCTGCGTAACCGCTGGCATCGCGGCGTGCAGTTGGTGCTGATTGTGACCGCGGCCTCCGGAACCGGCGGTCTGACGGTGCACCTCCAGCAAGTGGACCGGGATAGCGGCAACACCGCCGATTTGATGGTGGATACAGCGGCGATCACGGCGACCGGGACCTTTGCTTTCCAGATGGCCCTGTCCGAGGGGGCCGCCGGCAACGGCATCCGGGCGGCGGCGAGCAGGCAGTTGCCCACGGACTGGCAGGTGACCGTGGCGCACGGCGACGGCAGCTCCTACACGTACAGTTTGAGCGCGGTGCTGCTGGACTAGGGGGACATCGATGAGCGGCACGCCGCGCATGTTCGAGGAGAGTGTGAGCGGCGGCACGCCGCGCATGTTCACTACCGGGGAAGCGCCGGTATTGTTCGACGCCATGCCCGGGACTTTCGACGAGACCCCCGGGACTTTCGACGAAGCGGAGACACCCGAATGAGACGAATCGCCGTGTTGCTGTTCTGCGCCGGTGGCTTGTGTGGCCAGATCGTCAGTGTGCCCGACACTACGTTTCCGTCTTTTCGCGCGTTGATGAACGCGAACTTTTCCTGGATCGCGAGCAACATGGCCGGGCTGGGGGTCAGTAACACCATGACCGGCTACACGAATTTCTCAGGGGGCCGATACCGGCTGCCGGAGTCGACGTTTGCGAGCCCGCCAAGCTCGCCGCTAGTGGGGCAGGCCTGGCTGTTCACGGACGCCAGCGCGGCGGGGACGTGCACCGGGGGCGGTTCGTCCCTGGCGCAGTGCCGGTGGAGCGGGATTGCGTGGCAGGCGATCGGTGGCGGCGGCGGTGGCGGGCTGTCCGTGAAAACGGGCGGTGTCGTTGTAGGTACCAGGAGTATTGCCAACTTCATCGCCGGGGTGGGCATCGTCAACACGGTGAGCGATGATGGAACCGAGATCAATATCCAGTCGGCCCTGGATACGGCGGTGGTCCAGACCCAGCTGGGCGAACAGAGCGGCAGCGCGCTGCTGTGCGCTTCAAGCAGTGGATCGGCCACTCAGTACGCGTGTTCGATGGATCCGACGCTGGCCGCTTATACCAGCGGCATGGCGCTCCACTGGAAGCCCGACGTGGCCGGCGCCGGCGGCGCAACCACATTGAACGTGGACGCGTTAGGGACGCGGTCCTTGAAAGAGAGCGATGGCGCGACCGATCCGGCGTCGACCGATATTTCGGCCGGGAAACTGTACAGTCTCTGGTACGATGGCAGCGTCTTCCGGTTCCTTGCGGCGGTAGGGGGAACGGGATCGGGGCCAAGCGCTTCTAACTCTACGCCCGCAATGGACGGGACCGGGGCGGCGGGGTCTTCGGCGAATTATGCGCGCGGGGATCACGTGCATCCGACCGACAGCAGCCGAGCGCCGGTGGCAATCTACCCCAACACCGCGCCCAGCCCTGGCCAGCTTCCAGTGGGGAACGCCGGGGGAACGGGGTATGCGCCTGTGACGCTCAGCGGCTCTTGCACGATAACCTCCGCAGGCGTGGTGACATGCACGGGCGGCGGCACGAGCCAGCGGACCATCAACAATCAGGGACTTGTGCAGGCGGGAGTGAGTGGTATGGCTGTGAACCTGCCATCGTCGAACGCGCCGACCCCGACCAGCGCCGGCGGCACGGACCCGATGGCGGTCTTGGAATTTCCGCAAGGGCTGATGGATTACGCCTGGTGGAGCTTCCTGCTGCCCAGTGGCTATACGACCGGCGCGAATGTGTCTATCTTGGTGGAGTCCAGGTGCAACCCAGCCGCTTGCGACTCGACGCACGCAACCACGGTAACGCCTTATTACACGATCCTTACCGGGGCGCTCGACGCCCCGACGTGGACCGCCGGGAGTCCGTTTACCATCACGAACAACGCGGCGGGCGCGGTCAAGCAGACCACCGCCACCATCACTCCAACGGGCGCGACGAGCGGACAGCGGCTTGGGATTAAACTCGTAGCGAACACCGGCGCTTTGGCGTCCGGCGACTCGTTCCAGTTGGTGAGCTTCGATCCGACCGTACAAGCGTCGTCCGGCGCCGTGGCGAGCACGGGCGGTGCGAATCATGTCCAGACCGCTGATGGGGCGGGCGGGTTCGTGGATAGCGGCTGCACGGCAACGGGCGGGGCAGAGACGTGCGCGAGCGGGTTTGCCGGGAACGCCACGACGGCAAGCAATCTGAGTGGAACCCCGGCGATACCGAACGGAACGACAGCGACTACGCAGACGACAGGCGACAGTAGCACCAAAATTGCCACCGATGCCTTCGTGGCGGCGGCGCTGCCGGCCGTGGTGGCCGACTCGAGCGTTTTAGTCGGCACGGCCGCGATCGCGGCGAATACCTGCACTTCGACGAGCACGGTCAGCATGCTCGGGGTGACCACGGCGACGGCGTTCTTTTTCACGCCGACGGCGGACGTTTCGGCGATTACGGGATGGGGGCCAGGCGGGGCGCAGTTGTTTTTCGACGCCTGGCCCAGCGCGAACACGCTGAATTACAAGGTGTGCAACAACTCGGGCGCGAGCATCACGCCAGGGTCGAGTACGACGTGGAACGTGGGGGCGAGATGAGGAAAATCGCCGTTCTGCTTCTGCTGGCGTCGGCCCCTCTGATGGCGCAGTGGACCGTGGGCAGCCGGAATTTTGCGCCGCCATCGAGCGGTGGCCCGCCCGTCACAAACCTGGAAGCTTGGTACAAAGCAGACGCAGGCTTGACTTGTACGGGCGGGTGCTCTAATGGAAACTCTGTCACTGCTTGGGCTGACCAGTCCAGCAACGGCAACAACCTCGCCTGCACTAGTTGTGGAATCTATGAGAGTTCCACCGTCGGTGGGGGTTCTCACTCAACGGTGCAACTTAACGGCACATCGAACTTTTACACGTTTGGTTCAGCCCTCAGCCAAGGCGCAATTACCGTCTTTGTTGTGATTCGGCTGACTTCGGACTCTGGCGACACGACGTTGCTGGGAGGCTCACCCGCTTCTTGGGGGTATGCAATACCCCGTGCCAGCGGCGGCTGCGAACAGGCGACCGGGCTTACGAATATCGCTTGGATTGGTTGCGGAACTACCGCCCCCGATACATTATGGCACCAGATGAATGTGACGTTTGACGGGACTGCCACGACAGCATTTCGTCTTGGTGAGTCCGCAGATGGTGGATCGTCAGCTAGCTCCGTTACCACCAATCCTGTCACTGCGTTAGGGTATTCCCCAGCAGGCGGCAATATGTATTTCCCCGGGTACATCGCCGAAGTGCTGATTTATAACGCTGTCTTGAGCAGCACAAACATCGGACTGGTGGAAACGTACCTCAGGGGCAAGTACGGGATTTGACGGACCTGGAGCTTAATACAGTGAACGCGCGGGTTGAGTGGGCGGCGGCGGAGATGCGGACGAAGTACGGCGGCCGGGCGAAGCGACGGAATGGCCCGCATCCGCGGAGCAAGCACATCACCGCGCCGGCGTGGGGGCTGGACGAATTCGCGCGGAAGATCTACCGGATGGAGATGGATAGCATTTCGCGGATGGCGCGGGGGTGGAGACACCGGGTAGCGTCCGGGTCTTCGTATGCCAGGCAGCGGCGATTTGCGGAGGCGGCGTAGTGACTTATGGGCAGATCAAATTCCGCCTGACGAAGCAATTCCCGGGCGTCGACGCGGACGTGCTGGAAGGCTTCATCACGGACTGCTACCAGGAGATCCTGGGGGTGCTGCCGTGGAAGCGGCTGGACGTCCAGAGCGTGCTGATCACCACGGCGCCGTATACGGCCGGGACGGTGGCGGTGACTCAGGGGTCCGCGGCGATTGTTCTGACGGGGGGCGCGTGGACGGCGGGGATGACCGGCCTGGCGTTCCACGCGATCGGGGACACCGCCGAATACCAGTTCACGTTCGGCAGCTCCGGAGCGGCGACGCTCGACCGGGTTTACGAAGGAACGAGCAACGCCGCAGCCTGCTATTCGATTTACCAGGAGGTGTACCCGATGCCGGCGGACTGCCGGTTCCTGGATGAGGATGCCTTTGCGCTCTGCGGGTTGGGATTGGTGAAGGGTCTGGCGACCGAGTACGGCCAGGCGGGCGCGGCCGCGGTGGGCTATTCGACGGGGCCGCCGATGCTGTGGTGGCCATATATGGACGACGGCTCGACGCCGGCGCAGATCCAGGTACGGCTGTTTCCGATTCCGGACCAGGCGTACACCATCCCGTTCACGTATTGCCAGGAGCAGAGCAGCCCGGGGACGACGAGCGTGGTTCTGCAGGCGTGGCTCCAGCCGGCGGCGCTGATCGAAGGATCGACCGCGAAGATCAAGCGGCACTTGAAGGACTACCCGGGGGCGCAGGCGGCCAAGGCGGCGGCCGGCGACGCGCTGGCGGTGATGTGCGCGCAGGAAAGCTACCGGCGCGGGCCAGTGAGTGTGCAGCTCGGCGGGTACTACACGGGATACCGGGCGAAGCGGTGGATGCGGTAGGCGAACAAGGCAAGAAGGCAGGCCAGGAGGCCCGCCCCACCAAGACGGGACGCGGTGAGCGGGGATGACAGTCGGGCAAATATCGGCGCTGATTCTGGCGCAGGTTGACGACGCTACGGGGGCCGGGTTCGCGCCGGCGACGGCGCCGAATACCACGCCGCCGGAGGTCCTCGCGGCAATCAATGAGGGGCAGACGCTGGCGGCGCTGCTCACGCTGTGCTTTGAGACGACGGCCGGGTTCGCGCTGGGCGCGGCTCATTCGATCGACGCGTACGGATGCTTCTATTTGCCGCGGCCGTCGCTGACCGACTTTCTGGCGCCGCTGCGGTTCGTCTTTAACGGTACAAGAATCCGGCCGGGGACGATCTACGAGATCGAAAGCGAGAACGCGGCTTGGCAGAACACGCCGGGGACGCCCACGCGCTACGCCTGCCTGGGCTTCAACTTCCTGCTAGTGAGTCCGCAGCCGACGGGGACGGCGCAGATGACGTACGCGCGGGTTCCGGACGCGCTGGTGAACGATGGGGACACTCCGGAGCTGTTCGAGGCATATCACCAGAACCTGGTGGACTATGGCGTCTACCGGGTACGGCTGAAGGAAGGGGCGCAGGGCCTGGCGCGCGGCCTGGAGCGCTTCAACCGGTACCTGGACGATATCACGAAACTGGGCGACTGGATCCGCGCGCGGACGGCCGCGGCGCGCTACGACACGACGCCGTTCGAGCTGGCCCTGGTGGACCGCTCGCGCATGATTGGGCAACTGCTGGGTACGGGAGTGAAGGGGATCAACAGCGAGGCGGCCATGTGGAAGCGCCGGCTATCGACGGAGCGGTACTGAAGAAGGGGCCGGGGGTCAGGGGCCTGGGGCCAGGGAAAAGTGGGGACTAGATGGCGGGCGAGATCAATACCACGGGCGTGATTACGGGGCTGCTGCCCTCGCTGCACGCGGACTCGACGGCGGACCTCACTTACTGGACTTTGACGGACCTGATTCAGTGGATGGACGAAGGGTGCAAGCGGATGGCGCGCGCGGCGGCGTGCTTCATCGAGCGGGACACCTCGATCACGACGGCGGTGGGGACGGCGAGCTATGCGCTGCCGGAGCGGCAGGACACGACCCTGCATGTTTCGGTGGGGACGACGGGGGTGCGGCCGGCTTCGCTGATCGAGCTGGAGATGCGGGATCCGACGTTTCAGACGACGCAGGGCACGCCAGACCACTGGTACGAAGACGGGCAGGGGTGGAACGTGGGGCTGTCGCCCGCGCCGAATAGCGTGGGGCCCGTGGCGCTGATCATGGCGGCCTGGCCGCCCGCGCTCGACGCGGAGCAGGTGAACACGCTGGTGCAGGCGCCGGGGCCGTTCGCGGGCTACCTCGCGATGTACGCGCTGGCCAAGGCCTACGGGCGCGAGGGCGAGATGGAGATGCCGGACGTGGCGCAGCACTGCGCGGCGCGGTGCGACATGTACGAGAAGATTTTCGAGAAATACTACGGGGCGGGGCTGTGAAGACAGGCCTGCGGAAAGAGAAGAAGGCAGGCCAGGAGGCCCGCCCCACCGGGGAATAGATGGCGTTTCAACCGCAAGAACTGAAGATCGTGCCCACGGGGATCAACCTGGTCCCGCCGGGCGACCAGGTGGCGCCGGGCGATTGCCTGGAGTTGACCGGATGGTGGCCGGGGTCGGTGGGCAGGCTGCAGCAGGCGCGCGGGTGGGTTTTAAAGAACAGCCAGGCGGTGGGACACAACCTGGATTCGCTGTGCGAGTGCAACGGGCGCATCTATTACGGAGGATCGGGGTACCTGCACCAGATCGGGCGGGATACGGCCGGCGCGGCGATCGACAGCGGCTACGACGGGTATCCGCTGGGGCTGTGCGCGTTCCAGGATCTGCTGTGGTCGATGAACACGGCGAAGCAGACGCGCGACGACGGGACGGCGGTACGGCCGTGGGCGGTGGAAGTGCCGGGCACGCCAGCGCTGGCCGCGGGGACGGCCGGAGGCCTCCAGGACGGCCTGTACGATTACTACATCACGTTCGTGGACACGCCGGGGTATGAGGGCAATCCATCGGCGGCGGCGGCGATCGCCACAGGCGCGGGCGAGACGGGCTGGAGTTGGAATGAAAATTCGGCGCAGGTGACCGAGGGATCCGCAACGGTGATCGCGAACGGATTCGACTGGCCGACCGATGTGGTGGGGCAGACCTTCCAGGCGTCGGGATACCAGGAGAACTACACGGTATCGTCGGTGGCCGGCAGCACACTCACGCTGTCCTGGCCGTACAACGAAGCTTCCGACGACAACGTCAGCTACTTTATTTTCGCGAGCGCCGCGGTGCAGAACGGCTCGCCCAACGTGACTCTAAACTCGGGCGTCTGGGCGACCGACCTGGACGGGTGGACCTTCCAGGTGGCGGGCGACACGGTTGGGTATACGGTGGAGTCGGTGGACGGACCGATTCTCACGCTCACGACGCCGTACGCGGGAGAGACCAACTGGGCGGCGGCTTACAACATTAACACCGCCGGCGGCGAGACCAATGCATCGACGGTGACCATCACGCGGCCGACGCCGGTGGATGCGGGCTGGCTGCAGGGGTGGAACGTCTACCGGCTTTCGCCAGGCGCGGGATCGATCTACCAGGTGAATGAGACACTGATCCCGATCGGGACGACGGCTTACGTGGACTACGGCGATGCGGCGCACGATCAGGACCAGGCCACGCTGATCGAGAACGACGTGGTCATGGAGGACGATCACGACGCGCCGCCGGCGGCGAAGATCATGGCATCGGCGGTGTACAACGGCCGCCTGGTGGTAGGCAACAGCGCCGCAAACCCGAACCGGCTGTGGTGGACGGACGCGCTGCAGCCGCATTACTTCCCCGGCTCGAACGATCCGCAGAGCGGGAACTGGGTGGACGTAGGCAACGATACGGGCGACGGGATTTTGAACATTTCGGTACGGCAGGGGATGCTGCTGGTTTACCGGGAGAAATCGATCTGGACTGTGGTGGGAGACTTGCCGGACGCGGTGAGCGATTCGGGCGGCAGCATTTACCCGCTGGTTCCGACGATGGGCGCGGTGGGGCCGCGGGCCGTGGTGGGGACTTCGAACGGCGATCTCGCCGTGGTGAGGCAGGGCGAAGGCTACGGCGTCTACCGGGTGACCGATTGGGAGCAGAGGATCGGCGCCAAGATCGAGCCGGTGCTGAACGGGCTGGGGTCGGAGTGCTATTTGCCGATCAACCCGGCGCAGGCGTCGCAGTGCGCACTGGGATACAACCTGGGGCGGCTGTGGGTCTCGTATCCGGAGACCGGGAACAGTTACCCGAACCGGGTGCTGATCTGCGACGTGGAGCAGGACAGCTTCAATTTCAGCGTGTCGGGGCGGTGGTTCTCGCGCTACGCGAGCCTGGGCGCGTTTCTGCACTCGGTAAGCTACTTCGCCGGCGCCGGCAGCCAGGGCGAAGTGCTCTCGCTCGAAGACGGGACGAACGGCGAGAACGGCAGCGCCACGGCGTGCGCGTATCAGTCCGCGTACCAGGACTGCGGGCAACCGGACCATGAGAAGACGTGGGGCGACCTGGTGGTTTCGCACAAGACGGGCGGCGCGACCTTCTATGTGACGATCAAAACCGACAAGGGCGCGGACAGTTTTACCCTGGCGAGCCTGTCCTCGACCGCTCTGACGCGGCAGGTGATTCCGCTCTTGTATCCAACCGGCCATGCGAACGCGGGGTTGCCGATCGTGAGTTTTAATTTGGCGGTACGGATCACGGGAGCCGGGCCGCTGGCCTTTCCGGGCGCATATTTCGACACGCCGATTCTGCTGCACTACCTGGTGAAGCCGCGGCTGGCGATGACCTGGGACTCCGGGCCGACCGATCACGGCATGACCGGCGCCAAAGTGGTGGACGCGATGGAGGTGGATTTCGAGGGTGGCGCGCTGCTGCTCTACATCCAGACCGATATTCCGGGCGGCGTGCTGACAGAGAGGACGCCGAGCGGGACAGGGATCGCGATCGCGGCCTCGAGCGGGCGGCAAGCGGTGCGGGTGATTCTGCCCTCGGCATTGGCGGGGCGGATCTACCGGTACAAGCTGGAGGCCTCGACGCCGACGGGATTCCGGCTCTACCGGGTGCGGGCGCGGGCGCTGCCGGTGGGCATGTTTGTGGACGGCGGTTTTGGCGATACGTGGTTTACGGAGCCGATCGCGGCGGGGGTTTAAGACAAGATGGCTTTCCAAAAAGTATTTGACTTCAAGGAAGTGACGATCGAATACCGGAGCAACGGGGCGGCGTCGTTTCAGTTTTCGACCGACATGCCCGGGGGCGCCCTGGCGGCGCGGCTAGGAGCGGGGTTCACGCTGCCGACTTCGGGCGGCATCGGGCTGAACAGGACCCAAACCATTCCGCTCGACGGGATCCAGGGCACGATGTATCAGCCGCAGATCACGCCGGGGAGTTCGACGCAGATCATCGTGCTGAGCGCGAAGCTGTGGCTGAGGCCCATCGGCGTGTATCTGGACGGGACGCTGAACGAAGAGTGGATTACGCAGCCGATCGCAGTCGGGGCGTGAAGCGGGGGCCGGGGGCCAGGGGCCGGGGAATCAGGGGTAAGTGGCATCCGAAAAGCTCAAGCTGTTTTCGAAGATCGAGATCGAGATTATCTCGAACGTGGCGGGTACGCTCGCCATTCTGACCGATGCGCCGGGGAACGCCATGGCGCAACGGTTCAGTTTCGCGACGCCGGCGTCGAGTGCGGACGGCAACGGCAACTGCCTCCGGCGCACGGTCACTTCGCGGCTGCCCTACAACACGCAAGGGCATCTCATCCAGGCCAAATTGACGCCCGGGAGCGGGCAGACCTCGCTCTACCGGGCGCGAGTGTGGGGGCGGGAGCTGCCCGGCGGACAGTGGGAATGGTTCGCGCTGCCGGTGATTGAGACGCCGGTGGAGTTCGCGCCGGCGGCGCTGCCGATTCCGCCGACGGCCGAGGAGTGGCGGCCGGAGGCGTTGCCGGTACCACCGACGGCAGAGGAATGGCGACCCGAGGCGTTGCCTGTGCCACCGACCGCGGAGGAATGGCGGCCGGAGGCGCTGCCGATCCCGCCGACCGCGGAGGAATGGCGGCCGGAGGCGCTACCGATCCCGCCGACCGCGGAGGAGTGGAGGCCGAGTGCCCTGCCGGTGAAGGCGACGCCGGACGTTCCGGACTGGGCGGAGCTTGAGGTGGACGCATGATTCCGGATCTGCCGCTGGTCCCGGGCGTGCCGCCGCGGTTCATCAGCGCGATCAATCAGCGGCTGCGGATGGTTCCGGCGACGACCAAACAAAGCGAGCCGGCTCCCACCGTGAGCACACCGGCGGCGGCTGCCGCCCAGACGGTCGAAGTCACCCTGGGCGGCGTGCCGGTAAAGACCAGTGAGGGCGTGCAACTCTCGGAAACCGCCGGGGATTTCTTCGGCGACCACATGGGCGTGAGGATGGCCGGGGCGGTTGGCAATGGACTCGTCGACGAGGCTCCAGCCTTTCAGGCGGCCATCAGCACGATCCCGGACGGGCATTGGCGGCAGTTTGTGGTTCCAGAGGGCACGTATCTTCTCAATTCCAGCCCTACGGCGATAGGTGTCCATCCAGTCTGGTACCTCATGCCCGGCGTTTCCTTCGCGGGTACTGGGTCGCTGCCGGGAATCGTAACCGGGCTGCTGGAGATGATCTGGCGCATTCAACAAGAGGCTTACACGTATGGCGCCGACACCGGGTCCGCAAACGCCTATGCGGTGACCCTTGTTCCGGCGCCGAAACTCACGGCGGGGAGCATGGTGGTTTTCTCGCCGGCTCACGCGAATACGGGAGCGAGCACGCTTGCGGTGAATGGCGCGATAGCCCCCATCACGAGCCAAGGCGCGGCGCTGACGGCCGGGAAGTTGTCCGGCGAGCTCGCCATGGTGATTTATGACGGCGCGTCCTGGGAACTCCAAGGCGGCAGCGGTAGCGGCGCGCAAGGGCCACAAGGGTATCAGGGCGCTCAGGGCAGCCAAGGCCCGCAGGGACATCAGGGCGCGCAGGGCGTGGGGACGCAGGGCGCTCCAGGAGGTCCTGGCAGCCAGGGACCGCCGGGCAGCCAGGGACCGCAAGGCAGCCAGGGACCGCAAGGCTCTTCAGGTTCGGGATCGGGCGGCCAAGGGCCGCAGGGTGTTCAAGGACCACAAGGACCTACGGGGGAGTCAACCGAGGTCGAAGTCTACGGTGCTCAAGCTACTACGCTTAGCTTTGGTTCCCCGGCGACTGCCGGTGTTTCGAACGTCAGTACCGACCCGGACGTTCTCAACCTGGAGTTTAGCTTTGGCATTCCTGCCCCGGTGCAGGTATTGGTCGGCTCGCCGCCCGCAGTCACAACGCTGAGTCCCGGCAGCCAGGCAACCGCCAGCGTGGCGAACGGAAGCCAGACTCCATCCACGCAGATTATCTTGGCTTTCAGCTTTGGCATCCCCGCGGGCATCCAGGGGGCGCCAGGCGCAGCAGGAGCAGCAGGCGCAGCAGGCGCTCAAGGCGCTCAAGGCCCGCAGGGAGGCTATGCCACGCCTGTTGTCGAAGCGCTTTCAACCACGACTTCTGGTCTTGACGGCGCTGGCGATTCAGTCACATTTAACTCTGGTGGATCGACCATCGACCTGAACGGTGAAGAGAGCACCCTCAGTGACGGGAATTTATCTGTCAATGTGACGGCCGCCTGCAATATCGACCCCGCGGACATGATTTCCGCACTCGAAGGCGCGGGATTCCAGGGTGGGACGGACGGTGTACAAGGGCCGCAAGGGGTTCAGGGCCCGCAAGGATTAGCCGGTCCGCAAGGATCACAGGGGCCCCAGGGCGACGAAGGGTTTGGTTATCCAGGCGACGATTATATCTATGGTCTGATCCAAAGTTGGGTCAACTCATGGTGGTCCGGTGTACACGGTTTTGAGTAAGGAGACGTTTTATGACGACGGTTCTCTCGACAAACACGGCCATTCCTCCCGCGCTTCGTGCGCTTTGGGCGGATATTCTGGCGGCAATATCGAGTGCAGACGGTGCTCCGGCCTCTGCGATGTGTGCCCTCTCTGCTACCAAGGTAACAATGCTGGTATCTCTCACCGGTTCTTCGGGAGACAAGATCAACATCTCGGCATCGTGGCCGACGACGGGCAGTTAATGCTTATCTCTATCGTCACGCCGACGCACGGGACACCGTTTCTTGGGGAACTATACGAATCGCTCTGCGCTCAGAGCTTGCCGCCTTGGGAATGGGTGCTTGTGCCCAATAACGGTGCGGAAATCCCGGCGGCGATCGCGGCTGATCCGCGGGTGCGCGTCATTCCGGCGCCGTTCGGCGGGGCTTCAGTGGGCAAGTTCAAACGCTTCGCCTTCGCGCAGGCCAAGGGCGAGATTCTGGCCGAAGTCGATCACGACGATCTACTGACGCCGGACTGCCTGGCGGCGCTGGCTGAAGCCTTCCGCGACCCTAAGATCGGGTTTGCCTATTCGTATGCAGCGCATCTGGGAGCGCCGCGGCCGTATGCACGGGATCACGGATGGGAGTACGAGTGGCTGGACTACGGCGGCCAGCGCCTGATCGTGCCCAAGACCTTCGAGGCCTCGGCGGGATCGCTTGCATACGGATGGTATGCGCCAAACCACGTGCGGGCGTGGAGGCGGGAGAGCTATACGGCAGCGGGCGGCCACGATGCCGCGATGGAAGTGGGGGACGATTTCGACCTGCTGTGCCGCACCTACCTCAAGACCCACATGCGGCTGATTCCAAGGCCGCTCTACATCTATCGCGTGACAGGCGACAACACCTGGCTCGCCAAGAATGCCCAAGTGCAAGCGGCGGTCCATGCCGTGTACGCGAAATACATCTATGCGCTGGTTGAGCGCGAGGCGGAGCTGCGGGGATTGCCGATGCTCGACCTGGGCGGCGCAATCGGAAGCCCGGCAGGCTACGTGTCAATCGACCGCGAGCCTCCCTGCACGGTGCAGCACGATATCGAGTCTGGCATCCCGTTCCCGGACAACTCTGTAGCGGCGGTGCGGGCCCACGACGCGCTCGGACACATACGGGACCAGCAGCGCCTCATGAGCGAGATTCATCGCGTGCTCGTCGATGGCGGGTGGCTGCTATCGTCGACGCCATCCACAGACGGGCGCGGGGCGTTCCAGGATCCGACGCACGTGTCGTTTTGGAATGAGAATTCCTTCTGGTACTGGACGCGGCCGGGGGTCGCCAAGTACATCCGCAACCGCACGGTGCGCTTTCAGGAGTTCCGGCTGGGGACGATGTTTCCGAGCGATTGGCACAAGGCGGCGCACATCTCTTACGTGCAGGCCGAACTGCGGGCGGTGAAGTCGGACGCGCCCCGCTGCCACTATTCCCCATGGTGCATGGAACGATCGGGCGAGGCGATATGAGGGGCGTGGAGATCGAGGTTCAATCGCCGTTTCCGTTCGAGGCGCTGCCGCGGGTGTGGGGGTGGGTGGAGCGGTTCCGGCATAAGGTGGCGGACGACTTCTCGCCGAAGACGCTCGAGAAATTTTTCGAGCAGATGGCGGGACAGTGGCCGCGGCTGAAGACGTGGGCGATCTATGCGGGGGGCGAGCTGGGCGGCCTGGTGACGTTCGAGCGGCTGAGCCCGTGGGCGGGGACGGCGCACGTGCTGCTGAAGCCGGATTTCCAGGGTAAGGGCGTGGCGCTGCGGGCGGTCCGCCAGGCGGTCGTCGAGATGTTCGCGCTGGGAGTGGGGCGGCTGTATTTCCAGGTGTTCCAGGGCAACCTGGCGGCGGGGTCGCTGATTGTGAACCTGGGCGGCCGGCGGGAAGGGTGCCTGCGCGAGCACACGCTGCAGGACGGCAAGCCGGTGGCAGTGTGGCAGTACGGGCTGCTGAAGAGCGAATTCGAGGAGAGAAACCGTGGCATTTCTATTCGGCAGTAGCAGCAGCGGGACGTCGACAACGGGGCCGGTGACGACGGGGCCGGGGAGCGCGCCGTACGGGGACCTTTTGAGCTTCTCGCAGCAACTGCTCAACAACCCGAGCCAGGGGATGCAGCCGATCGCGAACGCCGGCATGGAGGAAATCAACTCGAGTTACGGGAACATCCCGCAGGTGGTGTCGTCGGCGATGGCGAAGCGGGGATACGGGTCGAGCGGCGACATGGGCGACACCATGTACAAGACGCAGCTCGGGCGGCTGAGTTCGCTCTCGCAGTTTCAGGGGCAGATGGCGAACTTGACGAGCCAGCGGCAAATGAGCGCGGCGCAGATTATGCAGAGCTTGATGGGGCATACGACGAACACGACGAGCAGCACTGTGAATCCGGCGGCAGCGTTCAGTTCGCTCGGGACGATTATGAGCATGCTGGACGGGCTGGGCGGAACGTCGGGCGGCGGATTCGGCAATGGATCGACGTACGAGGTGAACTAGGCCATGTTTCCATCGAACGGCGGGGCACAAGGCGGCGGGGCGCTGGGCGGGTTGCTGCAGGGCATCGTGGCGGGGCGGCAACTGCGGATGCAGATGCAGCGCGAGATGCAGCAGCAGCAGGCGGCGCAGCAGGAGATGACGGCGCGGGACATCCAGCAGCGGATGCTGATCGCGCAGAACACGCGGCCGGTGGACGAGGCGGGGTTGGTGACCGAGCGTCCGGGCCAAGGGCCTCAACAGAATGCGGATCTTCCGGGCATGCCGGGCAGCGGCGCGGTGCTGGGGCCGAATAACAGCACGGCCATGGGGCCGGTGCTGCGCAAGGCGCGCGCGGCGGATACGTTTAGCTACCGCGGTGAGAAACGCGAAATCATGACGCCTGATGAGCAGGCCGCGCGGCGCGCATTGGAAGCGCGGATGACAGGGATCCAGTTGGATCCGAATTCGCCGGCGATGAAAGCGATCGGGGCGACCGGTCCGGTGTATATACAGCCGAATGAAATAGGCAGCGCGCTCCAGGGATCGTGGCGCTATCAGCCGGTGGATCAGAACGCGATCGGCGGCCAGGCGCCGCCGGCCGCGCCCGCGGTTGCTCCGGAGCGGCTAGAGGTGGCGCAAGCGCCAGACACTCTGACGCTTCCGGACGGGACGCCGATTCCGGCGCCGCCGAATTTCGCGCAGAACACGGCGAATGCGATGGTGGGACCAGCGCCGGCGCAGACGATTCCGATGGGGGCGCTGCCGGCAGTGGTACGACTGCGGACGAACGCGGCGACGAACACAACGCGGCAGAACGTGGCGGACACGATTCAGGCCGGCGCAAACGGGCGCGCCGCGCTGAACAGCGACACGCGGATCGAAGCGGCAGACACCAGCCAGGCTGGGGCGAACGCGCGGAACGCGGCGACGAATAAGACGCGCATGGCTGCGACGGCGGCGGCGCAGGCGGGGGCCAATCAACGGGCGACGGCGCGGGTCGCGGCGAATACGCCGGCGGCGGTGGCCGTGCAGACCCGGTTCGATGCGAAGCGCATGGATGCGCTGGCGAAAGACGAGCAGAGCTACAAGAATGAGCAGGCCAGTCTCGCCGGGATGCTGAACAAGGGCATCGACCAAAACGGAGCGCCGCTCACGGAGGGCCGGAAGACACTGATGCAGGCGCAACTGCGCACCGCTGTCAGCAATCTTCAAAACGCGCAGTTCCGGAAGGCGAACGTGATGAAGGCGCCGCTGCCGAGCGACGCGGCGCAGAAAGCCATGCCCGAGGGCGGCGACGGAGACCTGGGCGGCCACACCTGGCACAAACAGGACGGCGTAGTTTACCTGGTGAAGTGACCGATGGCGGACCAGGGCGCCATTCTCGTCGACGGGATGCGGATCACGGGGCCGGGCGGCGCGCCGGTGGCTGGGGCGCCGCCTCAACAGCCTAAGCAAACGATCGTCGACGGGATGCGGATCACCGGACCAGGCACGGGCGCGCCAGTCGCGGCGCTTCCCGCACAGGCAACGCCGGCGGCGCCGGCTTCGGCGCCAATGACAACGGGGATGACGGGCGGCGGGCACACGTACACCATGCCGGCCGTACCCGGGGCGGCGCTGCCGGAGCGCACTCCAGCGCCGGCGCAACCTCCGGCGGCCAGCGGTGGATTCTGGGGCGACCTATGGAACGAAGGCGTCGTGAACCCGACGAAACAGGTGGGCGCGGGGCTGATGAACGCGGCGGCGGGGGCGAACCGGCTCACGGCGAACGCGGCCGACCTGGCGGACAAGGCGGCGGGGAAAATCGCGGACCTGACCGGAACGTCGAAGGGCGGCGCCTTCGAGTCGGTGCGGAACTGGGCGCGGCAGAATCAGCAGGAACAGGAGCAGACGGCCGCGCGCCTGGCCGGCGGGCGGACGGACTTTCCCAGTGCTCTCTACCGGGGCGCGTCGCAGGGTGTGGCGGAGCTGCCGGAATATGTGATCGCGAGCGAGGCGGCGGGGCCGGCGGTGGGCATGGGCGCGCTGGGAGGCCTGCGCGAAGAGGACAAGGGCGCGGGGGCGGCGCTGAAGGCGGCGGCCGAGGGGACGCTGATGGGCGCGGCGCTGCACGTGATGGGGCCGGCCTCGCGGCCGATCCGGCTGACCGGGGCGGCGTCGATGGCGTACGCGCAATCGCGGCTGAACGGGGCGAGCAATAGCGAGGCGCTGGCCAACGCGGTGAGCATGGGCGCCATGGCGGCGCAGAGCCCGGGCGGATTGAACGCGCACGAAATCCGGGGACTGCTGGCCGGCGCGGGCAAGGAGCCGGTGGAGCAGACGGTGGACGGGGCGCGGATCAGCAACCCGGCGGCAAAGGCGATCGAGCGGATGAAAGCGGGGGCCGGGGGCCAGGGGCCAGGGGCCGGGGAATCGGCCAGCGGTGAGGCGCAGGGCGGCCCTGTGGCGGCTCCGGCGGGTGGCGAGGGGGTAAGCGCCACTCAACAAGAAGGCAGGCCAGGAGGCCCGCCCCACAACAACACGGAGGCTGGGGAGACGGAGTTAAACCAGGGGCCGGGGGCCGGGGGTCAGGGCCCGGAAGACAGGGGCCAGGGGCCCGTTCGCGGCTCGGAACCCGCACCAGGCGAACCCGGGTGGATCGGCGAGATTCCACGGGGGGACGTCAAGATCGATGCGCCGCGGTTCCAGTTCAAGGCGAACGTGGGACAGGGCGGCGTCGGGGACGAATTCCGCGACGTGAGCAAGTGGGACCCGGAGAAGGCGGGGATCCTCTCGGTTTGGAAAGACCCGGCGGATGGGCAGACGTACGCGGTGAACGGACATCACCGGGTGGACATGGCGAACCGGGCGGAGAATGCGCCGGAGAATTTGCCGGTGCGGTACCTGAGCGCGCGCAATGCCCAGGAGGCGCGGCTTAAGGGCGCGTTGATCAATATCGCGGAGGGGCACGGCGAATCGACCGACGCGGCGAAGGTGTTCCGCGATTCGGGGATGACGCCGGAGGAGCTGCAGGCGCAGGGCGTTTCGCTGAAGGGCAAAGTCACGAGCGAGGGGATGGCGCTTTCGAAGCTGGCGCAACCGATCTTCGACGATGTGATTTCGGGCGAGCTTACGCCGGCGCGCGGCGCGGTGATCGGCGCGGGCGTGGCGGGACATGCCGACCAGGTGGCCGTGTACGACCTGATGAAGGCGCAGGAGAAGGCCGGCAAGCGGCCAACGAACGATCAAGTAGCGGAGCTGGTCCGGCTCAACAATGCGGCGCCGACGAAGACGGAGAGCACGGCCGACCAGGCGCAGGGCGGATTGTTCGGTGCGGAGGAGATGACGCGCTCGCTGCTGCCGGAAAAGGCGCGGGTTTCGGATTACATCCGGAAGCAACTGGGGACGGAGAAGCGGCTATTCGGCGCGGTAGGCAGCCAGGCGGCGGCAGAGAAGCTGGCGGAGACCGGCAACGTGATCAAGGCGGGCGAGAATGCGCAGCAGGCGCAGAACGCCAACCAGGGGATTCTGCTGTACGATAAGTTGAGCACGAAGGCGGGGCCGATCGCGCAGACGCTCGACCGGGCCGCGCAGGCGATTGCGGACGGAGAGAACGAGAATGAAGTCAAGCAGCGAGCCTACAGGGAAATCCGGGCAGGACTCCGGGACCAGGCCAACCAACTCTCCGGAGTTTCGGCAGGAAATGATCGAGGAACTGAAGGCAGCGCACCGCGTGGGAGCGGTGAAGCTGGCGCCGGGGAACACGATCGAGCAGCCGAAAACGTAGCGCCGGCGGACATCGAACGCCGCGCGAACGACAACCTCCAAAATAACCTGGCCGGGCTTGCCAAGGCGTACCGCGCCAAGTTCGGCAACGAAATCAGCACGGACAATGCGCGGGAGATCGTTTCGCCGGAGTATGCCGCTTCGAAGGAAGCACGCACCGAGTTCAGTGAGGCGACACAGAAGCCGGCGGGGGTGCTGAGCGACTTTCTGTTCGACCAGGCGCTGCAACATCCGGACCCGGAGAAACCGCGCGTGGTGAGGATGACGGCGGGAGGGCCAGGCGCGGGGAAGACAACCGCGCTGCGGGAGATCCCGGAGCTGTCCGACGCGCAGTTCGTTTACGACAGCAACCTGCCTGTCAAAAAAACGGCCGTCGAAAAGATCGAAGCCGCAAAGGCTGCGGGCAACCGCGTGGACGTGGTTTTCGTGCATCGGGATCCGGTGAAGGCGCTGACCGGCGGGGTGTTGCCGCGGGCGATGGAGGAAGGGCGCGTGGTGGGCCTGGACGCACACGCCCGGATGTACCGGGACGCGGCCAGGAATTTCGCGTCCTTGAGAGAGAAGTATGCCAGCGATCCGGCGGTGCGCTTCACGGCATTCGATAACACGGGCGGTCCGGGCTCCACCCGGAGGATGGATCTTGCGGATGCCACACAAATCCGCTACTCTACGAAAGAACTGGCGCCACGGCTTCGCGCGGCGCTGGAGAGCGAGTATGCAGCAGGCAGAATCAGCGAGCCAGTATATCGAGCGACTCTCGGCGCTTCCTCCCAAGGAGCGGCTGGAGGAGTTCCGCGCGATCGCGGACCCGGCGCTTCGGCGCCAGGTAGCGAAGGGGCTGCCGGGCGAGTTGCACTCGGAGATTCTGGACGAAGCAATGCTCCAGGGTCTGAACCGGAACGTGCTGGCGCGCCAGAAGACCAAGCAGACCGCTTAGCGGCCGAGCCCCAAGCAAGGCAACCGCTCTCTAACGTTCGCGGCTCGGAACCCGCACCGGAGGGCGAGCGCGGGCCGGCAACCGGCGAAGCGAAACCGGCTACGCCAGGCGCGGCTCCCACACCACAACCCATCTCTAAGGCAGACGACGGGATCTATTTCGGATCCGGACTGGGCGCGCTCGATCCGTTGCTGCGCGAGACGAAGGCGGAGGGGGACCGGCTGCGCGTGGCTCGGAACGAGGCGCTGGCGGCGGCTAAGGCGGCGGACGGGACGCCTGGGGAGCGAAGGGCAGGAGTTGCGCTGCGGATGTACTTCACGGCGGAGAGAGACTTGTGGGGCGCGCGGGTGAACCAAGCGATCGACAGGACGGACCGTACCGTGCTGCCGAAAATGCAGCAGAGGGAAGCGGTCGGCATCATGCGGGAGTTCCGCCACCGGCCCGGGGAGTTGGCGCAATTCATCGACGGGACGCATCCGTTCCTGCAGGAGCTGCGCGGCGGCGAGCGGCAGGGAACCCTCTTCCACGCGACGGACGATCCGGCGAAGCGGCTGGAGCCGCTGATGCCGGTGATGGGCGAGGCACAGCGCATGCTCACCAATCCCACGGCGGAGGAATCGAAGGCGGACCGGCTGTACACCAACATCGCGCAGAAAAGCCTGGACGAAGGGCGCGCCGGCGGATGGATGGAGTCGCGCTGGCAATCGGACGAGTACTTGCCTCACTTGCTGAACGAGAAGGGCAAGGGCGAGGTAGCGGCGCCGCCGTCGCTGCGCGGGCGGGCGATGGGCAACATCGGGAAGTACTTCGGATTCGCGGAGCGGCGGTCGGACCCGTATCCGACGATGCTCCACGCGGTGGCGGATGGGGTGATTCCGAAGACGATGGACCCCTCGGCGGCGTTCCGGATCCACGGCGACGCGTTCGCACGGGCGAGAGCTACGCATTTGCTCGAGGCGCAGATGGCGCAGTCGGGGATGGGGACGTGGAGCGGCGGCGGAGAGAACGTTCCGGAGGGCTGGGAGCAGCTCGCGCCGCACAGCGAAGAATTTAAGAAGCTGTTTGGCTCGCAGGACCCGGAGACCGGGGAGATCAAGGTTGGAAAGCAGGGGCTGTACGTGCCGCCGTTCGTGGCGAAGGCGCTGGCGCCGATCACCGACCCCGACTACAATCCGAAGCTGGGCAACGGACTGTTCGGGAAGGTGCGAACGTTCCAGCGCGGGCTGAAGCAGGCGATTCTGGGGCTGTCGGCGTATCACCTGCTGACTGAGAATGTGATGGCGACGACGGATAGCCCGTCCGTGATGCTGCGGGCTTTATGGCGCGACCGGCGCGATACCGACGCCTTCGTTTCCGACGAGAAGGACATGATCGCGCACGGGGGAGTGACGCCTATCGAGGGCAAGACGATGGATGCCTACCGGAGCTTGCGTCCGGGGACGATTCCGACGCGCGGCGAAGTGATCCGCGGGCACGTTCCTACGGCGAATTGGTGGCTCGATCAGGCGGATAAGATTACCCGATTCACCTTCGACAACATTCAGCGGCGCTTCAAGGTGACGTCGTTCGCTTTGCACAGAGACGCGTGGATGAACCAGAACCCGGGCGCAAGCGAGGGGCAGATGCGCGAGGCAAAGCGGGGAATCGCCAGCTACGTGAACGGCGTCTACGGCGGTCTGCACTGGGAGAACATAGGCATCGGCAAGGCGTCCTTGGAGTGGGGGCGTCTGACGTTTTTGGCGCCCGACTGGTCTGGGAGCAACGTCGTCCTCGCGAAGTATGCGACCTTGAATCGCAACTTCTCCGGGAGGGAAATGCTGCCATTCGCCGACCGGGGGGTGAAAGGCGCGGTCACAAAGGAGGCGGCGCAATCCCGCCTGGCGCGGCAATTCTGGACCAGGCAGGCGGTGGCGGGCCTGGTGGCGACGCAGTTGGCGAGTCTGATGGTGGGCCACAGATTCTCACGCCGTGTGTTCCAGGTGTTTGAGGGCTTGAACAGCAAAGGCGAGGAGGTCTACCAGAACTGGTTCTTTCGCGGCTCTGCGCTCGACGCGATCAGCGAAAAGACGAAGGTCCAGGAGCACGGTTTGCTGACAGGGACGGGGAACTTTATCGGCAGCAAGCTGGCGCCGGTGACCAAGGCCGCGTCGCACATCTACACGGGCCTTGACGACAGAGGACGCGAGATAGCCCCGAAGGACTTAAACCCGGTGGCAAACACCCTGCGGTCGCTGGCGTCCACAATGATGGACCTTAGCCCGGTGCCGTTGATTGTACGAAACCTGGCGAAGACGGCCGTTGGGGATGGGTCCGACGAGTACCTCTGGTCTGAGCGAATCATGGGCATGTTTGGACCGCCGGCCCAGCACGTGGCGCCGCCGGGGTATGTGAAGACGGCGAACGGGTTAGAGCTGGAGAAGCCGAAGCCGCCGGCGGCGTCGATCCTGGAGCAGGCCTGGACGGGCAAGCGGGCAGGGAAGCCGCCGGCTAAGGAATCGCCGGAGATGCGGCGATTACTGAGTGGGAGATAGGGCATGACGGACAAGGAAAGGCGTGAGGCTATCGGCGAGTGGGTGGAACAGCGCACCGCGGCAAAGAAAGAGGCCACGGTTATCCGCTGGCGGCTCGTCGATCTCGGCAGAAGCCTGAGAACGATCGGCGACCAACTGGCCTCGGAGAGCTTCGAGACGGCAGGCGTGAACGTTGGGCTGCTGCGCGAGGACATCGTGGATGTTTCGGGCATCCGGGAACTGATCCAACGCCTGGAGGAGCTTAGGGTCCGGACGGCGCAACTGGCGGGATACCTGGCCGAGTTCGGAGTGGAGTAGGGCAGTGGACGCGCAGTGGTGGATGGTGGCGGGGGTGGCGGTTGGGCTGGTGGGGCAGCTCATCACGCTGGCGGTGTGTTTGCGGATCCGCGTGGCGCAGCTCGAGAGCGAGAAGAAGGTGCTCGACGAGGTGGATGAGAAGTACGTCCGCAAGGAGATGTGCCCGCAGGTCCGCAATTGCGAGATGGTGGGAGCGGGGGGGGATTGATGCTTCCGGAGAGCTGGTGGGACGAGGATGCGTACGGGCCGGCGTGGTGGGTGGCGTTCCGGAGGGGAAGCCAGCGGGCAAAGAGCAGAGGTAGGATTAGGCATGGTCGCCGAAACCGTTCCGGTGGAAATTGACATGGCCGCGCGGGGCTGCGCGCTGACAGACTACGCGGAGTCGCTGCGAGAGGCGCGGCAGCTTGCCGGCCGATTGCGGGCGGCGGTGCGGGTACTGCGGGATCTTTCGATCGCCCTTAGCCGAGGACGGAACCTGGAAGAGGACTTTGACCTCGACAGGCTCTTAAACGCAGAAACTGTTCGGACCCTCGACAGGGAGATGAAGAGCCACGTGGGGGAACTCAAGCGCCTACGGAAGCAGTTGGCGAGCTACGGGCTGGCGCTGCCGGATGAGGACTTAGGCTTCGATGAGGGTTATTACCCGAAAGACGAGCCGCGCAGCGAGGAAACGTATTGTTATCCGACTGCGCAGGAAGTCATGGCCGGCCGGAAACCTGGGCCTCTATTCGGTCCAGCCGCCTGCTGAGCACTTCCAGTTCGGAAGCCAAGGCGATCAGACCCGCCGAAAGATTGTAGGACTGAGGGTCGCGGTACATAACCGTGCGGTCCAGATTCTCCTGGAAGGCCTGGCGCGCGTGCGCAAAAAGTTCGCTGTCGGTCACTAATTTTCTCCTTTCACCTGTACCACTGGGCGACGCCGTGATGGCTGGAGCAGGTACCGCGGTGGTGTCGGCTCCAGCTATAGGAGCCGTCGCGACACTTGGCGGTGGCGTGGAAGCCCGTGGCGGTCATGGTCATGGCGAGCACCAGGAGGGCCAGGAGCAGGTAGAGGGGCCAGCGGCGGGGGAGGTTCAAGCGGTCCTCCTTAGAAGTAGAACGGGTAGTTGGGCCACGGCAGGAAAGGAATCATGCGGATGTAGAAATCGCCGTTTGGGTCGCGAGTTAAGGGGAAGGACCCCCACGCGAGTGCCTGGCACACGTAGTTGACCCCGACAAGCCCCAGCATCGCGAGCGCGGCCATGCAGAGGCCGCGGGGCAGGGACAGCTTCATGGCTGCTAGGTGTTGCGGGAACAAACCGCAGGCCCATATTGGCAGCCAGACGGCGTTCATGGAAGCAAGGGCGTAGAGGTAAAACGCCGGGCTGAACAGGAAGGGCCACTTCCAGAGCTTCAGCACGTAGCCGAAATTCCGCACGAGGGCGAGCCCGCCTGCGAACACAAGGAGTGCCATCCAGAAGAAGTACAGGACGCCGACCAGCCACTTGGCCGCGGTCTTCACGTTGTCTTCTTCCTTCGGCTCGACGCGGGGCGCTTGGCTTTGTGGCCAGCCCAGCGCGCGGCGGCGGCGACTTTCCCGGCCTCGCTTAGTTCCTTTGCCGACATGTTTGCGGCTCTCGCTTTGCCGCCGGCCCGGCCGAGTTCGGTGACATCGACGATCACCGTTACTTTCTTGCCCATCGGTAAACAGCATACATCTTTTTGCGTAGCGGCGCTATTTATTATCTTGACATGCGTAGCGGCGTAACGCATAATTAAAACGACGGCGGAAAGGAGCCTGAGACGATGGCAGCGGCAGAGCAGGGGTTACGGGACGTGGTGAAGTTCGAACCGAACAAGCCCGTCGAGATCGCGTTGCAATACGCGGCGGGAAAGGTAGTGCAGGGGATCGGCGGAGACCGGGTGATGTTCAGCCTGGCGGACGGGCGGGTGATGTTCCTGGACCCGGAGCCGGCGCGCCAGGTGAACGCGCTGGGGGTGAAGCCGGGGGAGCCGTTCCAGGTGTGCCTGCAATGGAGCGGGAAGCGCGGGGAACCGAAGCAATGGACGGCGTGGCTCTCGGCCGACGCGGAGCAGCGGCGGGCCCAGGCGGAGGCGCGGGCTAAGGGGGATACGTGGACGGATACGAAGATCGAGACCGGGATCGCGCGGCGGAAAGAGATCCGGTCGCAGGTGATCGGGGCGCTCCCCACGCTGGCGGAACGCGGCTCGGAACGCGGGGACGGGAAGACCGCGCCGGTACCGCTCCCTAACGGTCGGTACGCCAGGAAAAGCCTGGTTGATCTTGTGAATTGAAAGGAGTTCACCGTGTAAGTTGCCTGTTCAGCACGTAGCCGAGTGGGGGTGGGTCTCAGCAATGAGGCTGGCTGACCCGCGAGGCAAACACGCGAGCCGTAACGCAAGTGAACCCGATTCGGTCTCGATAGGAATACGAAGGTGGCCAGTCTGCCCGACTAGGATGAAGCCAGACAAGACCGGTGGTGAAGCAACAGGCGTAAGCAACCATCGGACCTTCCGGGATGGTTGGGGACAGCGCGCGTGGAAAGATCAGCCGAGGAGCCTGGGAGACCCTGTCGGGTGGAAGCGGGAGCAACCAGCGCGTCGCGGGAAAACATAACCGCGGCAGCGGCCCGGCAGGGAGTCGGAGAGGCCCATAGTAGCCGAGAAGCGGGGTAACGCCCGTGGAGCCAAGGGGCCTTACTGAAAGCACGATTCGGTAAGAAGAGGAGAAATCCGCTTGGATGAAAATCCCGCTACGGAAACTCGGGCAGCCGCAGGAAAGGCGACGCCGGAAACGGGGAAAGAGCCGGGACTGCCGGAGAAGGTTTCTCAACTGAGACAGAAGCTGGGCCAAAAGGCCAAGCAGGAACCGAAGTTCCGGTTTTATGTGCTGTACGACCGGATCTATCGGATGGATGTGTTGGAAGCGGCCTGGGAGCGGGTGCGCCGGAACAAGGGTGCGCCCGGGGTGGACGGCGTCATGATCGAACAGATCGTGGAGTCGGACCAAGGCGCGGCGGGATTTCTGGAAGGGATTCAGGAGTCTCTGCGGGCGAAGACCTACCAGCCGCAGGCGGTGCAACGCGTGTACATTCCGAAGGCGAATGGGAAGCTGAGGCCGTTGGGCATCCCGACGGTGCGCGACCGGGTAGTACAGATGGCAACCCTGTTGATCCTGGAGCCTATATTTGAGGCGGATTTCCTGGATTGTTCGTACGGGTTCCGGCCGGGGCGTTCGGCGCACCAGGCGCTGGAGGAGATACGCGGTCATTTGCAGGCCGGGTATCAAGCGGTGTACGACGCGGACCTGAAAAGCTATTTCGATTCGATTCCGCATGCTGAACTGCTAGCGTGCGTGCGCGTCCGGGTTGTGGACCGGTCGGTCCTGAAACTGATCCGGATGTGGCTGGAAGCGCCGGCAGTAGAACGGAGTGAGGGACGGGGCGGAGGCAGCAAATGGAGCCGGCCGAAGAAGGGGACGCCGCAGGGCGGGGTAGCCTCGCCATTGCTAGCGAACCTGTACTTGCACTGGTTCGACGCTCTGTTTCACGGCCCGCAAGGGCCGGCACGATGGGCCGATGCCAAACTGGTGCGCTACGCCGACGATTTTGTGGTGCTGGCGAAACAGATGGGATCGGAAACCATCGAGTACATCGAATCGCGGCTGGAAGGGAAATTCCAGTTGGAGATCAATCGGGAAAAGACGCGGGTGGTGGACCTGCGGAAAGAAGGGGCAAGTCTGAACTTTCTGGGCTACACGTTTCGGTACGACCGCGACCGGAAAGGCCGGGACCGGAAATATCTGAATGTGTTTCCGTCGAGGAAGGCGGTCCAGCGGGAGCGGGAAAAGCTGCACGAGATGACCCAGAGTCGTCAGTGTTTCAAGCCGATTCCAATCCTGATTGGCGAGCTGAATCGGCATTTGAAAGGCTGGATGAATTACTTTTCTTTCGGCTACCCCACCAGCGCCTACTGTGAGATCGAGCGCTATGTTCGGGACCGTCTGATCCAGCATTTGCAGCGACGTAGCCAGCGGCCATATCGTCCTCCGCGAGGGGAACCATGGCTACAACATCTGGCGAAGTTGGGGCTGATCCCTCTATCGGGCACTGCGCACGCCTGAGGCGAGAGCTTTCAGGAGAGCCGGACGTGGGAAATCTGCATCTCCGGTTCGACGAGGGGAGAGGCGCCTCTTCGGTCCTCTCCTACTCTACCGGCTCGGAACGCGGCTCGGAACGCGGCTCGGAACGGAACGGGGGCGGGGGCGGTCCGGAGATGATGCCATGGGCGGTGTTTCTGTTGCGGCAGACGGAGCAATTGGTGGATGTCTACGCGCGGGCGTCGGCGTACGGCCGCTCGAAGGGCGTGGAACGGGAAGACGTGCTCGCCCTGATGATGGAGGCGTTCGGGACGAACGCGGTGAAGGCGGACATCGCGGAATGAAAGGAGACGGAGCCATGGCGGGAACGGGGCCGGCGTACGATACGGGGTTTTGGGCGGAGTTCACGGACTTCGAACTGGGGCAGATCCGGGAGGCGGCGCGGCTCTCGCGGGAGCGGCTGATCGAGGAGGGCGCCGGCGGGGATCCGCGGCTGAGCCACATGCTCGATCACCTGGCCGCACAGGAGCAGGCGCGGCGTAAGGAGGCGGCGGAGGGCCGAGGGCGGCCGAGGCCAAGCTGCCGTCAGATTAAGGCCATGATCGCGCACCTGGAGTCCGGCGCGGAGCTGTTCGAGAAGTTTGGGAAGCCGAAGCAGGTGGCGCGATGCCGGAAGCGGATCGCGGAGTGCCAGCGGGAACTCGAGGAGCGGCGGGCGCCGGGGAGAGGATGATGGCGGGACTCGACGAGAGCGCGGACCTGGCGGCTTTCCGGCGGCGGCTGGCGCGGGAGACGGGGTTGACGCCGTACGGGGAGACGCGGCGGTGGAAGCATCGGTTCTGGTACGCGCTGGGGATCGACCTGGCGCTGAGCGCTTGGATCCTGCGGCTGTATCTGCGATGCTGAGGGTACATCCGATTGGAGAAACATGGAAGCCAGGGCCCCGGCCGGCAGCGGTCGGGGCCTTTTTGCGCTTGGACAGTTTACTGTACAAGCGGCGGGGGTTTGGCGAAATATGGGCAGTATGAGAGTCGCGATCTATGCCAGGGTCAGCACGACGGACCAGAACTGCGAGATGCAGCTTCGGGAGCTACGCGAGTATTGCGTGCGGCGCGGGTGGGCGGCGGGCGAGGAATACATTGACACGGGCTGGAGCGGGGCGAAGGCCTCGCGACCGGCGCTCGACCGGCTGATGGCGGACGCGGGCGCGCATCGTTTCGATTGCGTGCTGTGCTGGAAGCTCGACCGGTTCACGCGGTCGATGGTGCACCTGGTGGACCAGCTCGGGCGGCTGAGGGCGGCGGGGGTGCGGTTCGTGGCGACGTCGCAATCGATCGACACGGACGAATCGAATCCGACGAGCCGGCTGCTGGTGCACATCCTGGGAGCGGTGGCGGAGTTCGAGCGTGAGCTGATCAAAGAGCGCACGGCGGGCGGGGTGAAACGGTACATCGAGGACTACAAGCGCGGGGCCGTTGGTAAGCACGGGAGGCACAGCCACAGCGGGAAGGACCTGGCGGTGGGGCGTCCAAAGCGCGTGTTCTCGCACGATCGAGCCGAGCGGTTGCGCAGCGCGGGATATTCGATGCGCGCGATCGCGCGGAAATTGGATGTCGGACTCGGCACGGTGCACCGGCTGTTAAATCCCTCGAAATAGGCCCTTTTTCGGGCGTTCCATAAAGCTATTTGTTGATCTCCGGCTGGGCGTTGATCTTGCGCCATGAGGTCGGGGTGTTTTGCGCGTTCGAGTAGCTGAGGTTTACGGAACCGGGATTGCGCAAAAAGCCAATGAAAGCGGGGGTGCGAGCGGAGCGGAGGGCGGGTGGGCGCGCGCCGGCGGGGGACCGGCGCGCGGCCTCTAGACGGTGGGGAGAGGTCGGTTCAGGGTTGGTTCAGCGCGTCTCTCACGCCGTCCGACGCCATGCCGCGGGCCTTGCGGCCCGTCGAGATCTTATGGACCTGGCCACGCGTGCCGGCGGGCGCGGGCGCGCCGGCGTCGCGGTAGGGCACGCCGCGTTCGCAGACGCTGCCCCAGGTCTCGGGCTGGTAGATCGAGCGCGTGTAGCGCCGGGGCCAGTGGCAGTACGGGTGAGGCGTGAGGTCACCGTCCATGGTTCACCGCGCGCAGTTTCCGGCCGTTGGCGAGCCTTATCCGGCGCCCCCGCTCAATCCGGCCGCAGACGCAATCGCACGGCTTCGTCGAGCCATTGCCGCGGTCCAGCTTGCCGGTACCTCCGCACTTCGGGCAGTAGGGCTTCACGTTCATAGTCACCTCCCAGCCCGCTTGATCTGTCGCAGTGGAGTGGGGGCCCCGATCTCCGGCGACTCGCGGTGCCGGGACTCGAAAAACTCACCCGAATCGGAAGCACCCATCGTCTTCATTAGATCGACTTCGACTTTCGCGGAGTTGATGATCGTCTGCGCCACGTCGCTGATGGTTTTCGCGCGCGCCAGGTCCATCGGTTTGTCTTTGTCTTTAAGCTCTTCCAGCGTTTCAAACAGGTGGTTGCGCAGGTCCGACATTCTATTTCTCGGCATTTGCTCTCCTCAGTTTGCCTTTCAGGACACCTTGCAGTTGGATCGCTTCGGCCAGCGGCCGCGGGTAGATATTCCACATCCGATTGCGCCTGGCCATCTCGCCGCGCGAGACGCACTCCAGGTTCTCGACGGCGCAGTCCGCCTCCGTCCCGTGCTTCCCGTTCTTGAAAGCGATCACGTGACCGGGCGGTATAGGACCGCGCTCCTGTTTCCAGACGTGACGGTGGAGCTGCGGCCACGCTTCCGAGTTTCCCCAGCCGGTTGGTTCCTTGCCAAAGACAGCCTCGCGGATTTTGATGCGCAGGTAACCTTCGCTATCGGGCATCACCGTGCCGACCGGCACCCAGTTCCGCGCGGCGATGCCGGTACGCTCGCCTTTGCGGAACTGGGTTTCACGCATTCGGCCTGGAGACCATCCCGGCCGGCGTAGGCCTTTGTTGGCGGGGACGTGGCCGGCGTGGAACTGGTGGGCGATCATCGCCGGGCGCTCCATTTGGCTTTGCCAAAACTCGGCGCTCTTGCGGATCTTGTGCTTGTAAGCGGCGCGGAGTATAGCCGCCGTGGGTCTTCGCAGCTCAAGCGCCAGGTCCGCGGCGCGAAGGATTGGATACAACGCGCGCAGCTTGCCGAGCTCGGCGGCTGTCCAGAAACGCCGGCGGCTCATGGCTTCCTTCCCCAGCGCGGCCAGTCGGTGTGCTGGCGCTGTCACGGCGTTCGCTTCGGTAATCGTCATACGCACCTCGAACAGAGGCGGTCGGTAGCCCATACGCAGCCGCCGGGGCACGATCGCGACTCGCTGCAGCCGCAACCGGCGCAGACGTGCTCGATGGCGGCGTCGATGCGCGCCTGGCGCTCGTCTTCTTCCTCGCCGGTAAGTTTCGAATAGCCCCGCATTAACGCGGCTTGGGTGGCTTCCAGGAAGTCGCGATCTTCGAGCTCGTCGGGGCTGATTAGGTCGAGATCGCGATCTGGACCCCAGCGCGGATCCATGGTAGGCGCGCTCATACATACCCTCCCGCGGCCGCGCGGCCGGCTTCGAGTACTCGCATTGGGCGCGACTGCTTTTCGAGCCGCATCCAGAGACAGAAAGCGGCGGACGAGATCGGATCGGGCGATAAATCGGGGGGCGGCGAGGCGTAATCGTCTGAGACCAGTCGTATGGTGGGCATCGCGGCCGTGGCGGCGTTCCATTGGTCTTCGGGCGTGAGGGGGACGCCATCGAGGGCGTCGTAGATTTCGGCGGTGGACTGGCGGGGCGGGATGCGAAGGGCCAGCTTACCCATGGGAGGCCTCCGGCGCGACAGATGTCGGTTCCTCGTCGCACTCGGTCACGCTATCTATGCGGATATTCCCCGAGCAGTCGAGCAGCGTCGTGTCCATGTCATCCATCGCGCGGATGGCGGCCTCCGCGTCGGCGGCGTCCAGAGTCACACAGCCGCGCGCTGATATCGTCACTTCAACTTGAAATCTTGGCAT